AAAGACACCACCCAATCATAGCTTCCAGGAATCGGTTCTTTGACATATGCCCCCGCATATTTGTCATCCTTCTTAGTAGTTATACGAGGTGGCACCACAATGTTGCGATGCTTAAGATCATTGTAGATCAAAGTATCCCACATGCGGACCTGAGAATATACATCCTCAAGGTTTACCTTGGCGTCATACGCCATGGTAACTGCCAACTCGATTAACTTCATCTTATCTTCCAGACTGTCAACCAGATTCACGTCATGGATGTTGTATTCCACGAAGCGTTGCCAGTCAGACGTGTAGAAATCCTTGAAGTTTTCAAACTCGGAGTGGTCCAACTTCTTATCACCCAATTCAACCATGGCGATATGGTCTAGGCGATAGGATTCCTGGTTGGTGTAAGTGAATTTCTTATAGAGATCGAGATAATCCAGGATCGCTACACCTGTAATCTCATAAGCAATGTTTGTACGTCCTTGAATTCTGATCTCTCTGTCGATCACCCTATTCCAGGGTGACAGACTCTTCTTCCACTTCTCACCCAGCACCCGCTCGATACGACGACAGATATAGGGGATGTCATACAGGTTGTTATTCCATCCAGTGATGATGTCAGGGGTATTCTGATTCCACCATGAGTGAAAGTCCTGCAGCATCTCTTGCTCTGTCCAGAAGACACGGTATTCAATATCCTTAGGAGCAACAAACTCCCTGGTCCCCCAGGTGATTGTCTCCTTGGTATTGAAATTCTTCATCGTAATGCATAGCATCTCCTCAGCAGATGCTTGCACGTCTGGGAATCCATTCTCACAGGCGACCTCAATATCAATGGTCCAGATTTTCATCTGGGACATGTCATAATCAATCTCACCTTTCCATTTCTGAGCGATGTGTTGGTAAACAAACCGCTCGTATCCATGGACTTCCAGACCCGATGCGCCCTCATACTGTTTGATAAACTCCCGTGCTTCACGGGCACCATCAAACTGCTTAGGGAAAGCATAACGACCATCCAGTGTCCGATACTTACTCGTCTTCTGTTGCGCTTGGGGCACTAGAAACAAAGTAGGGCGAGACTTCTCCCGATACTGCACGGGGGATCCGTGCTCGTAACCTCGGATGAGAATGTCATCGCCCAGTAGACAGACACTTGTATAAAAATCACTCATTAACTGCTTTCTGGTATGCTGCCAGCACTGCGGGTGCAGGATCCAGTATAGACATAATATCCGTAGAAGTCAAGAAGATAAATCGTTGGTCAGTGTGGAGAGGATACACTTGCACAGTGCCATCCACCTGAATCACATGCGAGTCCTCCACCAGGAGACTCGGCTCTTCATCCATCTCAGTCAGTTTACCAATAATGTAAGTGTCTGGATTGTTTTTTAGAATTAAAACTTTAATCATAGGTCTCTTGCAGTGGCATCTTCTTCGTCAAAGTATACGCTCATACCAGCGGGTTTGTGCGACTTAAGTATGGCCTTGTAACTTTCGCTGACGTTTTCGTGAGGATCACCGAGACTCACAACTGACATTACAGATACGATGTTGTTACCTACAGTCAGTGGAGACCATGGATACAGTTTGATCTGCACATCAGACAGGTCCATCTCATCAGGGACAGTTTCTTCCCCTTGGAATTCAAACATCTTGTCTGCAGGTTGCTCAATCACCACTGAGTAGGGTTGAGTAAACTGATACGCGAGAGGCAGGGTGTGATCTTCGGACGCTCTGACTTCTTTAACGTCAGCGATTACGTCCTCTCCGCTTTGCATTCTTGCGATTTTTACGCTCATAATCTTTTTCCATTAGTTGTTCGTAAGTGCCTTGCACCATGTCTTGAAAGGCACGGCGTGCTGTGATGTTTTTCTCATCAGCAAGGACGTGGACATACTGCATAAACGAGTCCATCAGATCAGGTGGCACGTCAAGAGTAAGTGTTTCGCTTTTCTCTGCGTAGGTCTTACTACACAGGTTAACATACATATTCATTAAAATCAACTCCAAACAAAAAGAGACCCCTGTAGGGAGTCTCTTCAGTTGCACATTATATATGTCAATAAAGATGCTCTTCTTGCTCTGCTAGGATCACTACATCAGATGTAGGATAAGAGACACATGTAAGAAGGAATCCTGCAGCGATCTGATCATCGTCTAGGAATGATTGATCTTCCTGATTCACTGTGCCTGATTCAATCTTACCAGCACAGGTGCTGCAGGCACCTGCACGGCAGGAGTATGGCATATCTACCCCTGCTTCCTCTGCTGCGTCAAGAATATATGTATCGCCGTCACATTCAAAAGTTGTTGCGGTCCCGTCTGATTGCTTGATAGTTACGTTCATCGATTCGTTTGTCACTAGACCCAGTATATATCAATAATCGCTGCTGTAACTTTTGCAAGTCGCTTTGTTTTCATCTGAAGACTTACACCATTGTCTGACATATGCATCGGCGTCCTGCGTCATATGAAAATGAGCATGGTTATGCAGTGCCCCTATTAGAATAAGGACACCGACTGTCAGTAAATTAAAGTGCGTTACTGGGTGACTCACTGCTACTCGGAGGTAGTGCAGTATTCTGGATTTCATAAACCTTCAGCTTCTGGTGGTCAGGGATAATCTTTTGCAAGTCTACCACAAGCATCCCATTTGTGAAGCTGACTGTGCCGACTTCGACATCATCTGCCAGGTTGAAACCTCTGACGAAACTCCGAGTTGCAACACCCCTATGGACATACTCTGATGTGTCTGTGTCCTTTGACTTAGACTTGATCAGCAAGACATTGGTCTCTGTAGATACCTCAATGTCCTCTGGTGACCAACCAGCGAGTGCTAATTCAATCCTCCACTTGACGTTTGATTCCTTAACAATGTTGTAGGGAGGATACTGACCGCCTGGTGACCCTACCCCGTAGGAATGCAAGCGATAGAATAGGTCGTCAAAACCTACTGAAAATCTTTGAGACGCATCAAAAATAGCGTCGATGTCTTTCGACGTAAACTTAGTAATGTCCATAGCTCCTTATAAAGCGAGTGGTTATGTGTGGTCCCCGAAGGCAACCACAGGTATTTATTATTTTCGGCCATGCGGTTTACCGTAAACATATTTTTTTGTCTAAATAGGCTTAGCACTTTACTTCGATGGACATGAGAAAGTCTCTGCTTCCAATCGTTATGTTATTGATGACAGCGGGTGCCGCCCAAGCAGGTGGTCTCGTTACTAAACATGCTTCTAGTGTGCAGTTGACTGTGGATGCTGCTAGGACCACCTCAGCGAGGGTGGGAAATACCTACGCAATATCAGGTAGTGGTGTGAATACTACCGACGGTACGACTGCTGGCACTATATCAACAGGCACTATCACGTCAGGCATCCTTGCGCCTGGTGCTATTGCCGCCACCCAGGCAAGTAATGGAAATGCCTTCAGCTACAGCCAGTCGTTTACCCAAGGCGATGCTATCCCGACCAGTGCCGCGACTGTAGGCACGGTGGGTAACTTCTCCAGTCAAACTTCTTATGCTGCAGGTGCTGCTGGTGATCTAGCAGGTACTGTAACCACTGGCGGTGCCCTTACCGTGACGGCTGGTGGAGCTGGCACATCTGCGACAGGACAATTTGTGTCGGAGATTACCGTAATTGACTGAAGGAGGTCAGGATGACTTTTGGAAAGACAATACTATGGTCTGTGATGTCTGCGGTGGGTGCAAGTGTCATACTTGCTCCTGCCCAGGCGGTCCCCGTGGTCCCAAATTTCACACAGGGCTCAATGACGAGCCACACGGAGACCACCTCCAAGGTGACGGAGACAATAAACAGCATGGACTACAACACGGGATATCAGTATTCCGTGACTGGCTCAGGGGTTTCCGCTTCTGGTAACCTAAATCCTGGTACAGGTACAAACAATGTAACTATTGATGGAGTGACTTCTTCATGGACAACAGTAACAGGCAAACCGTCCTTTACTCAAACAACCCCAGGCGCAGCGTTTCAGTTTACGGAGACACTGCAGGGACCAGGGTTGACTCAACAGACAATTATCCAAAGAGTGACAGAGGTCACAAGCGTAACCGATACTACAAGTATCTTTACCCAGTAATTGCACTGTTTGTAGCAGCACCAGTTAACGCTGAGACTGTTGGTGGTGTGAGTGCAACAGCATCTCCCATCGCCAATAGCTCTGGCTCAGTGACGAACCAAGCTATTCAGGTATTACAAGGTCCATATATTACTAACACATACGGGAATGGTATCCAGTGTCAAGGACCCACCATGAATTTCACGCCCTATGTGACAGGCACAGCGTCAGCACAGAAACCATACGAACCATACTATATGGATCCTGTGTATGACATGCGCGATCTTAATGAGGACGGATCGCTTGACAACCCAGGCTCCATTCTCTACCACGTCCCTACTAGGACAGGTCAGAAAGATAACTACAGCATTGGTGTAGGTTTCTCTGCCACATGGTCTAAACCATTGGATAAGAATCTACAGGAGTTATGTAAGACAGCAGCAGCATCTAACATTGAGATGATGCAACAACTAACTGCTAACAAGCGACTCGATTTTGAGATCGCTCGTCTTAAAAATTGTGGAAATTTATTGAAGGAAGGTATTCGCTTTACACCAGGGACAAAGTATGCTGCTATCTGTGCAGATGTCCAGGTAACTAATGTGAATGTGTTAAAGGATCACGTCCACACTATTCCCTCCCTTTCAAAATCCGAATCGCCTTATTCCTCTGACGCTGCTGACCTCGGCGGAACATTACAGACTCAATCGGAGACTTCTTCCCTCGAATCGCAGCAATCTTCTTCATTACCTTCTTCACAGTCGGCTTCACAACTTTCAGAAGCAGATCGGCAAGCGGTTTTGCGAGCAGTGCAGAGGTCGTTGCAACGACAGCAATCGATGCAGTCGCAGTCACAGCACCAGCACTAGGTATGTTGCCTACAATTTGATCGGGGATAGATAACTTATCTGTTACCTGAATACATTCTTTACCAACCAGTCGATACTCAGTGACCTTCTTGTCACCCTTGATGTGTCCGACTGGTTCTTTTAATCTCTGTGATTCTGTAGGACACTCTACCTTTGCAGTCGCTGCATTACTTGTGTTAGGCACTTCAGGTGTATCTATTTCAGGATTCTTGGTAGGTGCTACAGGAGGGACTGGAGTCTCATACTCAAAGTCCATCTTATTTGTGTCATAGTCTAGTGGATTGAAGGATGGCACACCAGCATCACAGTATGTGACCAGTCCATTCTCATCATCTACACCGACAGTATTAGAATTATTGTTTGATTCGTGTGCCTCTACACATCCAGGGATGTCCACGATGGGTACACCCACCTGCTCTGTGACAGGGATACTAGGTGGTAGCGCAGTAGGTGGATTGACAATCCAATCACGGACCTCAGGGATCTTAACGTCCCCAATGTCTATATCATCTAATCGGATGTCTCTAATTTCCATCTAGGTAAGTGGCAACTAATACAACCCTCCTGCCTTCTGCTGGTGTCTGATGACAATGAAGACCTGAGAAAGTAACAACGTCATCCTCTGCTGGTCTGTAACTTGAATCAGGAGTCAGAGTAACACCACCAGCAGATGT